TAAGCCACTATCGGAAGACTTCGAGTCTGACGCCGACCGACTTCTCCAGGTTGTCGACTTGGCTTATCGAGATATGGATAACCCTGAAGGAATCAAGCTTGACGAGTGGCAACGCTGGTTGCTTCGGGCCATACTGGAGCGTTACCCTGCCGACCACCCAGACCCTTTGCTTGCTGGCAAACTTCGTTATCGTGCCGTGGTCTGTTCTATTCCTAGACAATCGGGTAAGTCGCTAATCGGATCCATACTCGGGCTTTGGGGTGTGGCTATGCGTAACGGTCAAACACTTTCACTTGCTTCCAACGTGGAACAAGCCATGGTTATCTATTCCCGAGTTTTGGCAACGATTATGAGTAACGATGAACTGAATTCGATGTTTCGGAAGACTACGGAACGCCGTGGCATTGTGTCTGCCGATGGTTTATCCAGGTATGACGTTCGCCCGGCTAAAGAATCGGCTTTGCAGGGTTTGCGAGTCGATACTGTGCTGGCTGACGAGTTGCACATTTGGAAAAAAGGAATGTGGACGGCTGTTGTTCAAGGAACGACCGCTAGCCCTGAGGGAATCATTATTGGTATCACTACTGCTGGTGATGCCACTTCGGAAACGCTTATGGATCTCTACAAACAGGGCGACCGCTCAGTGAATGGCGACCCTGCTCTGGAACGCTTTGGTTTCTTCTGTTGGGAGGCCCCAGAAGGTTCGGCTATCGACACAGAAGCAATTCTGGCCAGCAACCCTGCCGTCGAGTGCGGCCGTATCCCACTTGACCGAATAATGACCGACTTGGCGACTATTCCTGAACATGAAGCTCGACGTTACCGCCTAAACCAATTCATCTCGGGTTCAAGCGAGTCTTGGCTTCCTGCACCGGTGTTTTACAAGTGCCAGGCACAAGGCATTGGTGAGATTGATGGTTGTGTGTTGTCGGTGGATGTTACGGCGACACTTGACCATGCGACGATTAGTGCTGCCAAGAAAGTTGGCGATAAGGTGCAGACCGAGTTGGTTGCAAGCCTTGTGAACCCCACTGAAGGTCGTTTATACGAAATGCTGGTAAGTCTTTACCGAAACACTAAAGCGACCGCCATTGTGGTCGATGGTGGCCGTATGCCTAACTTGCAGAAGCGGTTGAAGCAGAATGGTTTGCCTTTGTGGTCTTTGTGGTCGAAAGAAGTTGCAGCTGCGGCTTCCACATCTTTTAGCCTCTTCCAACAGGGCTTGATTGAATGGAATGGCACAGACCAGTTGCTTATCGCTCAGGTTCCACGTGGTGTGGTTCGTTACTCGGGTGAGAACTGGTTTTTATCCAGGCGTGATTCGTTTGGCGACATCGACGCAGTTACGGCAACTCTTATGGCTGTTTATGTGGCGGTGCAACATCAGCCGGCCACAATCGGAGTTTTTTAGACACGCCGAGTTACTTGACATAATGTAAGTGCTAAACATTATCATTGTTAGCGATGGCAAGTATCTGGCAACGCATTTTCCCTAAAACTGAGACTCGGGCAGTAACCCCTGTGATTCCTTCACGCTCTGCAACTTTAGCCACTCCCGAAAGTGCTCTGACACTAACTGCGGTCTGGCGTAGCGTTCAGATACTTGCCACCACCGTTTCTAACCTTGGGCTTATCACCAAACGCTTTGCAACCGGTATGGAAATGGTTGTCGACAACCCTGCGTTCGTAAATAACCCATCCTTGCAAATGAAACGCCACGAATTTATATATTCGACCGCCACAGACCTAGCCCTTTACGGAAACGCTTTCTGGTATAAGTCTTTTGATTCTGCTGGTCGAGTAAACGACGTAATGCAGATACCGGCTTGGCAAGTGTCCATTGAAACCGAGACCGATGCTCTGAACTCCCCTAGACGTTACGTTTACCTAAACGGTTCATACACAGCAAACCAAATTGAGCACTTGCAGCTCTTTCCTAGGGCTGGCTGGCTCAAAGGGCCATCACCGATCCAAACGTGCCAGGAAGACATTGTTGGGGCTTTGGACTTGCGTGATTACCAAGCCAACTGGTTCTCAGCTGGTGGCGTTCCGACTGGTGTCCTAAAAACTGGTAAAGAGATCAGCCCAGACGATGCACAGACCATTACTAACACTTGGAACACTAAGCAGGCCACACGCCAGATTGCTGTTCTTGGTAACGGCTTTGAGTATCAGCAAATCGCTCTAAAGCCATCTGAAGCATTGTTTACGGAAGTGTCTGCACAATCTGTTCAACAAATCGCCAGGTTGTTTGGTATTCCACCACGCAAGTTGGTTACCGGTGTTGATGGAACTTCGGACACTTACTCAAACCTTGTTGACGAAGAGTCTGCGTTCTATCGTGAAACCATTCAGGCTTACACTCGTCCAATTCAGGATGCTTTGTCTAACTGTCTGCCACGTGGCTCCCGAGTGGAGTTTATGTGGGAAGACCTTGTTTTATCCAAGTCTGACCGCCTAAAAATGTGGTCTGACGCTATTGCCGCCGGCATTATCACTCCAGAGTATGCCGCTCAGAAAGAAGGCTTGAATGTCTGAAATTGAAACACGCTCTCTCGAGCTGAGACTTGAGAACCTAGAAGAACGCACAATCGTTGGTTTGGCTGTTCCTTACAACCAAGACGCAAACATTGGTGGCGTTTACAACGAACGCTTTGTGCCAGGTGCAATTGACTCCATCGAAGACGTAAAACTCTTTTATGGCCACGAAACCCCTATCGGTGTTGTTACCGATGGCCGGGAGACCGATGGCGGTTATGAGATCACTGCAAAAGTATCTGAGACCACTCTCGGCAACGATGTGCTTACGCTTATGCGTGATGGAGCACTAAACAAGTTTTCGGTGGGCTTTGTGCCTGTTTCACAAGAACAGGATGGCTCAACGATTACACGCACCAAGGTTTCTCTCAAAGAAGTCTCGGTCGTGCCTTTTCCTGCTTACGCAGGTGCAAGTATCACCGAAGTGCGAGATGAAGAACGTGAAATCGTTCAGCCTGCCGCACCAACCCCTACCCCTATCAAAGAAAGCGAGTCCGAATTGGAAAACTCCAACATCGAACTTGACGTTCGCTCAGTTCAGGATGAAGTTGCAGAACTTCGTCGTGTTGTTGAGTCGTCTGTCTCACCAGTAGCCCCATCGGCTCCTGAATACATGAAATACCGCTCATTCGGCGAATACGCTCGTGCGTTTGCCGCCGGTGAACCTGCTGCTGTTGAGTTGGCTCGTGCCGCCTCGACCTCGGCAGACACCTACGCTGCTCCTGGCTACATTGGCTACATCAACAAGCTAATCCAGAGCAACCGTCCATCTTGGAACGTATGGTCGTCATCGGTTCTACCAGCTACTGGCATGACCGTTGAATATGCTGCAATCACTGGCAACACTCTTGCCGTTGGTGAGCAAGACCCAGAGAACGAGGCCCTATCGTTCGGAAACCTAACCATTGACTCAGTTTCAACTGCTGTAACCACTCTGGGCGGTTTTACAACCGTCAGCAAGCAGGCGTTGCTCCGTGGCTCGGTCGACTTCGCAGGCATCGCATTCGATGCTCTAGCAGTTGCCTACGCTAACGCAACCAACACTGCTGCTAAGGCTAAGATTGCTGCTCTTGACTTCACTGGCAAGGTTATGGATCTAGACGGCGGAACTGCAACGTCAGTTATCGAGGGTCTAATCGATGGTGTGAAATACATCAAGGCTAACTCTGGTCTAAACGCCGAGTTCATCCTTTGTGGCCCTGCTGCATACAAATACTTCATGAAGATTGCCGACTCATCTGGCCGTCCAATCGTGAACGTAAACAACGACGGTTCAAACACCTTCGCAACTGCTAACAACGACCTAACCGGTTCAATCTGGGGCATCCCAGTAGTTGTTGACCCGACCCTAGGCGACACCCTGGCTTACCTTGCAAACTCACGTGCATTGCTAACCATGGAGACCAACGGCAGCGGCACCAGGTTGACTTCAAGTGACGTCTCGACTCTGACTGATACGCTATCTCTTTACGGATTTACAGCCATCGCTGTTCCGTTCGAGTCTGCAATCGTCAAGCTAGACTTCACCGCTTAGTCCGACTAATGGCTGTAACGATAGAAGAGTTTCGTGCTTACATTGGCACGGATGAAGATAGCACTTTCGTCACTGAGTGTTTGACCGCTGGTCACGCCCTTGTTACGAAGTTCATTGGCGATGCAACGGTTCCAGCAACCGTTCACGACAACGCTGTTCTCATGGCTTCAAGCGAACTCTTCTATCGTCGCCAATCGCCCCAAGGTGTCACCCAATTTGCGTCTATGGATGGAAACCCTATCCGTGCCGCTAAAGACCCTATGAACGCCGCTAGGGAACTCCTACGGCCATACACGTCTTACGGGTGCTAAATGCCTGTAAACGAGATCACTGCGTCCAAGGCAGAATACGCTCTTGCGTTGACTGCTCTTGGTCTGCGGGTTTCGGCTTACATTCCTGAACGAGTAGTGCCACCAACAGTTATCATCGGACCAGGTTCACCATACCTGACCCCGGTAACAGTTGACGGCGAATACCTAATGAACCTTGAACTCATGGTTATTTCAGCAACAGCTGTAAACGTGAAGTCAACGGAACTTTTAGACCTAGCGATTGAGACCATTCTCAACGGCAACCCGGGCTACGCTCACGTCTCTAGTGTGGGCCAACCATACGCTTTACAAACCAACAACGCAGAGTTTCTTGCAGCTAACATTTCTGTAGATCTCCGCATAACCCTTTAAGGACACAAAATGGCTATTGCTATCCCAAGAGTGATTGCAAGAAACATCACTCTAACCATCGACGTTGTTGACTACGCTC